ACGCAAAGTCACTTGGACTCAAAGGTGGCGGAAGCTACTTCTGGTAATGATAAGGTTTAGTAGGTTCCACGAAGGGGAAATCAAAATGAAGGGTTTTAAAGAGTTTAACGAAATTGTTATCAAAACCGGTGCCCCTTCTGTCGGTAATGGTAAAGTACATGAAATTGAAGTTGTACGCTATCCTGGTTTAGGTTGGTATGTAACTCCAGTTGATAAGAATGGTTACGAAGCTTGGCATACTCTTCCTCAGAGTTTAGGTTGGGAATCATCCGGTCTATATCATAGACTTAAAGGTGAAGCAAAGAAAGATGCTGAGTATTACGCTAAAAAATTAAATGTGAAGGTGGTTTATCCAAAATGAAAAATGTGAATATCAAAATGATAGGTGACAATGTGTTAGTAGCAGCTGCACCAAAAGAAACAAAGACAGAGGGTGGTATTATATTATCATCTGAAGTTAAAGCAACAGCATCAGAACCTGGTGTGGTAATTGCTAAAGGGCCAGAAGTAACTTGGCTCGAACAAGGCGATACGGTATATCTCCAATGGGATAAATCAATGCCAGTCAGAATTAATGGACAAGACGCTGTCATAGTCCATTCCGATTATATCAGGGCAGTAATATCATGAACATGAAAAATATAGTAAGTTTAGCATTATGCATATTTGTACTATCAGGGTGTACATCTATTAGTAAGTTTATACCAAGTGACTTTGATAATGTTGAGTACGGTAAACTCGTAGAACTCAATGTAATATCAGCAATGGGTGAAGACGGACTGTGGTGCATGAAACCAATTCTTAGTCAAATGGATTATAGAACTCATTGGTTGTATACATATTCTAAATACCGTTTAAATGATAACATTACGACCATATATCAAAAACTAAATTCGCTAACTGATGAGCTGGTTGCTAGGGAAAATCCTAGTGATGCATATTGTAGGCTTAAAAGACAAAACATACATAAAGTGACGACTCAGTCACTTGAAGTATTCGGAGGAAGAAAATAATGTCAGAAACACTGATTGAAGATGTTAAGCAACTCGAAGAATTAACATTATGGCATGCTCAAACAGAAATTGCTGTACGTGAGCTCAAGGAATTATTTGATAGTGGTAATCTTTCGTTGGGCGAGTATGAAGAACTCGTCGAAGATTTACTTGAAATGAAAGGTGTTGAAGCTGACCTTGCTCGCGAACAAAACAAGATATATGCTCAAAAGGCGATTGATGCGCTTAAGATGATATCTGGTTTGATTTAATATGCCTTATACGGATATCGATGATGTTCGTATCTTTGATGTAACAAAAGATGATAGTGAGTATGTGTGGCACAGAGATAACGAAGATCGCATAATCGAAGTGCTTGAAGGTGATGGATGGAGACTCCAACCAGAAAGCTCTCTACCTTTTTTATTAGCGCCAGGAGTAGGGTTTACAATAAGAGAGGGCGAGTACCACAGATTAATTAAAGGAGTAAACAATCTTAAGATTAGGATTACTCCAATAAATAAATAGTTTAAATAATATTAGGATTAGGAGACAGACATGTCGTTTAAAGAAATAATCGAGTCTAAACTAGCTAGGGCTATCGATGGCTTTTTAGGCGAAGATTTCAATAATGAGCTTTTCTTGCAAATTGCAGAAATGACGGACGAAGAATTTGAATCTTTTTATACAGAAGCCCTGAATGATTCTCAAAAAGAAGCAATTCGAAAAAAGATCGCAGCTATGGATGCTCAGCAAGATAGCTACGATAAGCAATCTGAGAAATATCAAGAAGATAAAAGACGTATTCGTGCACAACAAATTGATAACAATGCTAAAGGCATAGCTATTCAAAAGATTGACCGCTTCCTTGACCGGTTAGACGATGCTCATCGCAGACTTCAAATCGAAAAAGATTTATTGCGTGACGAGCTAAAGGAAGGCGCTGAAATTAACGAATTGTCTCCAGCACTACTCAAGCGTTATCGAGATAAAGCGGTTAAGCAATTTAAGCAATCAGATAAAAAGCGCAACGATCCTGGCTATACCGCAGCTAAGCGCAAAGAGCATGATAAGCGCGCTGGGAAAAGGTTTAAAGGATCTCAGTCTGCATCTCAAAAAATGAAAGATCGTGGTGAATATAAAGAAGTACCCGCGGGACACGTTAGAATGCATAACGACAACGGTACTGTAAGACATGTTGAAGTTAAAGATGTTAAGAAATTTCAAGACTTAGGCTGGAAAAGGAGCTAATAATGTCACTTAAAGAAATAATCGAGTCTAAGTTAGATGAAGCAATCGCTGCTAGACTGGAAGAAAAGAAAATGGATCCTGTAGGAAAGGCTGACGCTGACATTGATAACGATGGCGATGTCGATTCTTCCGATGAGTATCTGCATAAACGTCGCAAAGCTATTAAGAAAGCGATGACAAAAGATGAAGCTAAATAATATATACTAGGAGTAAATTATGTTTTTATTAGATTGGGTTTTAGGTCTTTTTAAGACTGACAAGCCAGGTGAAGTGGTAGAAGTGGTAGAACCTACGCCGGCACCTAAGCCAAAAGCAAAAAAGCCAAAAGCTAAACCGGCACCAAAGAAAGAAGCAAAGGTAACTAAAGCTTCTTTGAAAAAATTAACCAAGACTCAACTCGAAGAAGAAGGTCGGAAAGTTGGTCTTGAGCTCGACAAGCGCAAACTGAAAGATGAGCTTGTTGACTTGCTATTTGCACAGTTGAAATAATTTCTGTTATTAAAAATAATAATAAAAACCAAGGAGAATAGAAATGGCACTATGGGGAAAGACTGACACATTGGCCGCTGCGCCTAAGTGGTTGGAAACCGCTGCTGGTAATACAAACAAGTCTCACGATATGGATAATGCCGTATTCGTCGACTTGACCGAAGCAGCTGTTGCTGGTAACCGTGCTAAGGGTATTACAGGTCCAGGCTGGTGGTTATATCACACAGCAAACAGTCGTCACTTTGCAGAGTGTTTGGTACCTATGAAGGTAACTGCAGTTGCTGCTGGTGACTTAGGTGTTAGCGGAACTGGTGATGATACAGTCGTAGCAGACGCTTAATACACAGGTAGTAACTTTACATTATGATATTGACGGAATCAACTTTTGTACTATATGCGATGAAGCACTATGATAATCCACAGTGCACTGAGATAACAGAATTTGAAGAAGATATGAAACGCTTTCAATATCTTCGAAAACTTTTCAGTCGATATCGATTAGATGACGATTTAAAAGAAAGGCTTATTCTTAACCATCTCATAGTTCTTTACAATGTATTTGGCTCTCAAGCTACTAATATGTTGTTTATGAGATTGCATGAGTATCACCAATACTTAAAGCCATTTGTGGAATATCTTAACTTTATGCCACAAGTTGTAGCGTTTGATGATATCATGATTAATGCAAATAGTATTGATTCCGATTCAGCTATCGTCACCAGACTCAAGGAAATTTAAATGGTAGTAGACCTATTTTTAGTTTACTCATTCATCAGAAGGCTTGTTACGCCTTTTGATCAGTGGGAGGCGTATAAGCTGGGCATCATAGATAAGGACGGCACCATTCTTATCAAGCGTAAGGACTACGTTAGGAAAGCCCAGCGTGATGCATTTGGTATATTCGATAAGTTAATACTTAACATTAAGAAACTACTTGCTAAACTTCCGGGTGGTGGTACTCGCCTAGGAACATATGCAGCCGCATTGTGGTTAGTCAAAGAAGAAGCTCGTATGGAAGAAGCGGGCATGCTTAACGAAAGTTCAGATCTTGATGATTCTGAACTTGTATATCTGTTACAAGCATTCGAGGAAGAGTACTCGATTCTATTTGAAAAGGCAATAGAAGAAGAACCAACTATGAGTGTGGGTAGTGGTGCTATTGCAGGATTAGGTGTTGGCGATCAAGGTGAGCCTGGGCGAAGTGTAAAGCATCAGCCTAAGCTTGCAATGACTCGTCGCAAAAAGAAACAATTTAAAGATCTGATCAAGGATACGAAATGAACCCTGTAAGTAAAGAAAGAGTTTTTGAACAACTTAAAATAGATGAAGGTGTAGTATATGAAATCTACGAAGATCATCTTGGATATGCAACCTTCGGAGTCGGGCACTTGGTCCTTGAAGAAGATAGTGAGCACGGACAATCAGTTGGAACTCCTGTCGACGAAGAACGAGTACGAGAATGCTTTGATCGAGACCTCAATATCGCCATTAGCGAGTGTGTTGTTTTATACGGCGACTCCTGGGAAGATTTTCCTGACGAAGTACAAGAAGTCTTGGTTAACATGCTCTTCAATCTTGGACGTCCACGCTTAAGCAAGTTTAAAAACTTTAACACAAAATTGATAGAGGGCGATTGGGCTGGTGCTGCACCAGAAGGTCGTGACTCTATTTGGTTCCGCCAGGTTGGTGATCGCGCTGAGCGTCTAATGGCGAGACTGGAAGCTATATAAATAACAAACTAGTTATAAATTCCACTAAGGAGAATAGAAATGTCTATTGAAAAAATCATCGCTACGGCGATCGACAACAATCCTCTGAAGCTCAAGGAAGCTTTTGACGAGGAGATGAGTGCACGTATCCGTACCGCTCTTGAAGAGAAGTATCGTGATATGATGGAAGCTAAAGAAGAAGATGACGAAGACGAAGATGACGAAGACGAGTCTGAAGACGACGATTCTGATGATAGCGATGACGACGAAGAAGTTGCTAAAGAAATGAAAGCTATGCACGGTAAAGGTGCTTCTAAAGCTAAAGTACTGAAAGCAGTTAAAGAGAAGTACGGTTGTACTGGCGCTAAGGCAGAAGGTCTATACGCATCTAACTGTGGCGGTTAATATTCACAATGAAACCGCTGTACTCGTGGGTGAAATCATTCGGTAGTAAACTTTGGACGGGGCTTGTATTAGTACTTGCATCCCCGTTTAAAGGTTTACATTGGTTATGGAAGTGGTGGACCACTAAGCCTACGTTTAAGATTACTGTGTCTTATGATTCTAAGTTTGGTAATTCAGATGATATAGTATACGAAGGTGTACCTAAGATTCTGAAGAAAACTTGGAAAGAGCTTAATTTTATAACAGCCGACAAAAAGAGTGTTAATGTAAGAGCTAATGCCGGCTTAAATTATCGCGTTGAGGAAGAATAATGTACCAGATCTTTTTTGTAATTATACTAGCGCTAGGTGGAGCTGCAGGTTGGTTCTATCAACAAAATCAAATACTCGAAGCTAATAACGCTGTATTGAAAGGAAATGTGGTACAACTTGAAGGAGCGGTTGAAGAACAAAAAGCTGCAATGGCTGCTGTTAGAGAATCCTTTGAGAAACAGGCAAAAGCGCTAACCAACCTCCAGTCTAAAAACCGAGAGATTAATGCTGAGAAAGATCGTTATATGTCGATCTTTGCCCGTCATAATCTTGACAAGCTTGCGTTAGCTAAGCCTGGGTTGATTACGAATCGCACTAACAGCGCAACTAAAAAGATTTTTGAGGAGATAGAGAATGATAGCAAGAACATTGCTGCTCTTGGTGACGATCAGCCTAATTAGTGGTTGTTCAGTACTAGGTCGATGGGGTGTAGGTGCCCAGCCTGAAAAGACTATTGAGATTATTGCTAAACCAGTAGAGATTGAAATCATTCAACCTACAATGCCATCTCCTTTAAAGCTAGACTCCCCACAATGGTATGTCGTGTCAGAAGCACGAGTGGCAAACCTTTGTAAAAAAGTACCAATACTCAATGAGGCAGGTGAGCCTGAACTCAAAGAAGACGGTACTCCTAAAACCAGCCGGCCTAAGATTTGTTCTCAAGAAGAGAAAGAAAATCCCAACCAGCCTGAAGACTACACTTACTTAGATAAGTTTATCGATGATATTAAGATTGCAACAGGTGGAGATGTCCTCTTCATTGCATCTACAATTAAAGATTATGAACTTATGTCTGGTAATGTTCAAGAGCTTCGTAGGTACATACGTGAACTCGGAGAGGTGATCGTATACTACCGCGAAGTTACTACTAAGAAAAAGCCAGAAGAAATAGAAGAACAGGCCGAATCAAAGTAGCCCTTTCAAATAAATAGTTGACAATATAATGATTCGGTGATATAATAACCAAGTTCACTGGAGAATTTGATAGATGTCAGATCAAGATCATCTAAAAACAGATGTCGCTCTTATAAAGAAAGACATCAAAACAATCGAACGTTTTTTCGACAAAGTCGACACGGTTATGTCAGAAATGTCAGATATGGCCAAGGGCGTCGCTGTTCAGCAACAAATCATCGAACACTTTGACAATCAACTATCAGACATTAAAAAAAATGTCGAAGAGCATAAGCAAGAAGACATTGCTCGTACCAAAGTACTTCACAAACGTCTCGAAGAATACCGCGCTGCTTCCAAAGATGATCATAAGAGATTATCCGATCAAAACGCTCTGAATCGATCCGAACGTAATAAAGAAATTATGGATGCTCTGAGTAAGCTCAACGGTAATCTCGACCTACGTATGAATGAACTCAAGGCTGCCACTGAAGATCAGGAGAGCCGCTTGAGGGGGATTGAAAATGGGAAGTGGTGGATACTAGGTATGGCTGCTACGGTTGCTTTCGTGCTCACTATGGCTTCTGAATTTGATTTAATGTCATTTATTGGTTGACATTTGCACCTAGACCTGTTATAATCCTCTTACCAACTTAAACAATAGTGTTCTTTATATTATGTTAGAATTTGTAGACCTGCAATATGCTCAGCAACTGGCCGGCCGGCTAGATAACTTTAAGATACGTAACACCAATCCATATAAGATTAACTTCCGTTGCCCTATCTGTGGTGACAGTAAAAAGTCTCGCTCTAAAGCTCGTGGTTGGTTACTTGAACGTGACAGTCAGTTCCAATACTACTGTCATAACTGTGGTGCATCTATGTCTTTCTCTTACTTCCTTAAGAGCCAAGATCCTATGATGTACAATGACTGGGTTGCTGATAAGTTTCTTAAAAAGCCAGATGCTAATACGAAACCTATCCTCGAGACAACTAAGTTTGAAGCTCCGAGGTTCGAAAAAAATCCTTTAAAAAGTATCAAAAAAGCTTCACAATTGGCATGGAATCATCCCGTAAAAGCCTATATAGAAAAGAGGAAGATTCCAGCGAATCACCACTATCGTCTTTACTACACGCCAAAGTTCAAAGGATGGATCAACAGTATCGTCCCAAATAAATTCGAAAAGGTAGATAAAGACGAACCTCGATTAGTAATTCCCTTCTTAGACGAACACAAGAAGGTTTTTGGTGTATCAGCTCGTGGGTTTGATCCTAAGGGTATACGATACATCACTATCATGTTCGATGATCGCCCCAAGATCTTCGGATTGGATACTGTTGATTTCAATCGTCAATATTACGTAGTAGAAGGTGCCATTGATAGTTTCTTCGTGAAAAACTCAGTGGCCATGAACGGTGCGGAAGGTAGTACCAAAGCACTGAGGCGTGCAGCCGACAATGCAGTCTTTGTATTCGACGCTGAGCCGCGTAATCTGGAAATACATAAAAGGATGGCGAAGGTAATTGATCAAGGCTATAAGATCGTTATATGGCCCTCTAATGTGCCCGGTAAAGATATCAACGAGATGTACCTGAATGGTTTAACAGATGTTCAGGGTGTTATACGAGATAATGTTTACAAAGGACTGGAAGCAAAATTGAAATTTATGGAATGGAGAAAAACATAATGAAAGTGCGTTTAGTAAGTTACTCACAACCAGCAGAAGAGATATTAGATGAAGGTCTTACCGATGCGGAAGACCTAATAGCATTCTGTGCACGAGTAAGTAATCCCACAAACCAATTTAACTCAGAGACGAGCGAGAAGCTGTTGCGTTACTTAGCAAAGCATGCTCATTGGTCACCGTTTGAAATGGTAAGTGCATGTTTAGAAGTTGAAACAACAAGAGATATAGCAAGACAGTTCTTAAGACATCGTAGTTTTAGTTTTCAAGAGTTCAGTCAACGATATGCAGATCCAACAGAAGATTTGGACTTTGTTATAAGAGAAGCTCGTCTGCAAGATCTTAAGAATAGACAGAACTCAGTAGAAACTGACAGTGATTATCTACATGAAAGGTGGGAAGAAGAACAACTGAAAGTTATCATGCAGGTAAAGAAAGCTTACCGTTGGGCTATCGAAAATGGTATTGCAAAAGAACAGGCTCGAGCGGTCCTACCTGAAGGTAACACAGTTTCGCGGTTATATGCCAATGGAACAATACGTTCTTGGATACACTTCATTCAATTACGAAGTGGACATGGTACGCAGAAAGAACATATGGAGCTCGCAAGAGAGGTTGCAAAGGTTATTGCAGAAGTATTCCCGTTGGCGGAATCTTATGTGAGCAAAAATTAATTTTAAGGAGAATAGTAAAATGCAGCACTTAGGTATCGAAATCGAAACTAAAAGAGATAAGCTGTTATCAGAACAATCATTTAAATTATTGAAAGACTATTATTGTCGGGATGATGAAAAGTCTCCTCAACATGCATTTGCTAGAGCAGCAGTTGCTTATTGTAGTGGTAATAAAGGACTTGCACAGCGGATCTACGATTACGTATCTAAAGGTTGGTTTATGTATGCTTCTCCTGTTCTCTCGAATGCTCCTATTAAAGGAGAACAAGTAAAGGCGTTACCCATTAGCTGCTTTCTTACTTACGTTCCAGATACATTGGATGGCCTAATCGACCACTCAGCAGAATTGCGTTGGTTGTCTGTAAAAGGTGGTGGTGTCGGTGGTCATTGGTCAGACATTCGTGCTGTATCAAACAAAGCACCAGGCCCTATGCCATTCCTACATACTGTCGATGCTGACATGGTTGCTTATCGACAAGGACGTACGCGGAAGGGTTCGTACGCGGCATATATGGATGTTGATCATCCAGATATTACTGAGTTTGTTAACATGCGTATTCCTACTGGTGACGTGAATCGTAAGAATCTGAACCTCCACCATGCTGTTAACATTACAGATAACTTCATGCGTGCAGTTGAGCAGAATGCTGATTGGGAATTACGTGATCCTGCTGGTAACGATGTACGTGAAACTGTTCAGGCTCGTCGGCTATGGGAACATATTCTCGAGACTCGTTATCGTACTGGTGAGCCTTACCTCAACTTTATCGATACAGCTAATGCTGCTTTGCCTGACGCTCAAAAGCAAAAAGGTATGAAGATTCGGGGATCGAATCTATGTAATGAAATTCACCTTGTGACCAGCGAGGATCGTACTGCGGTTTGTTGTTTATCATCAGTAAATCTTGAAGCTTATGACGAGTGGAAAGATACTCCTATGGTTAAAGACTTAATAGTATTCCTTGATAACGTACTTCAATTCTTTATTGATAATGCAGGTGATGAGATTGCTCGAGCTCGATACTCAGCTCAACAAGAACGTTCATTAGGTCTTGGCGCTATGGGCATGCATTCTTATTTCCAAAAGAATCGTATTCCTTTTGATAGCCCACAAGCTGTTGCACATAATAACGCAATCTTCTCTTACATTAAAGCAAAGGCTGTTGAAGCTACTCTTGAAATGGGTAAGCGCCGCGGTGAAGCTCCTGATATGGAAGGAACTGGTCGTCGTAATGCTCACATGCTTGCTATTGCACCTAACGCTAACTCATCTATGATTGTAAACACATCTCCAAGTATTGAACCTTGGAAAGCAAATGCATTTACTTCTCGTACACGAGTGGGTTCTCACCTAAATAAAAATTCCTATCTCGAAGAAGAGCTCGAGAAGATTGGTAAAAATACAGAAGAGGTCTGGAGCATGATCATTACAAATGGTGGATCTGTTCAGCATCTCGACTTCCTTGACGATCACACCAAAGCAGTGTTTAAAACTGCTATTGAACTTGATCAGTTATCACTTATTCGTCTAGCAGCTGATCGTCAAAAATACCTATGCCAAGGGCAGTCACTTAATGTGTTCTTCCCGGCCGGTGCGACTAAGAAAGATCTACACCAGGTTCATTATCAGGCATGGAAACAAGGTTGTAAGGGACTATATTATTTACGCACAGAAACGTCTAATAAGGCTGAAAATGTGTCACTAAAAGTTGAGCGTGAAAAACTAGACGACATTATTAACCCAAACACAATAAATTTCAGTAACGGTAGCGAGCCACAACAAGACGAATGTGTGGCCTGCCAAGGTTAAAGGATAAAACAAAAGATGGAAGTATTAATTTACACTAAGAGCAATTGCCCATTTTGCGAAAAAGCCAAAGCTTGGTTTACACAACATGGTTTCGGTTTTACTCAAGTTCTCCTTGATAATGAGGAGCAACGACTTGCATTTTATCAAAAGATGTCAAACGGTAAAGCAGTCAGGTCAGTACCTCAGATCTTTATTGATGATAAGCATATCGGAACTTATAATGATCTTATGGCAATTTCAGATAAACTTGTTAAGAAGCAAGGTGGATTATTAGAGTTCTCAGAAACCTATAAGCCGTTTCATTATCCTTGGGCTGTTGAGATTACTACTCGACATGAAAAAGCTCATTGGATCGAAGACGAACTTGACCTGTCAGAAGATGTAGCTGATTGGAAAGGTGGTAAGATTACTGCCACTGAAAAAGAATACATTATCAACATATTGAGATTGTTTACTCAGAGTGATGTTGCTGTTGGCCAAAACTATTATGATCAGTTTATTCCTAAGTTTAAGAATAACGAAATACGTAACATGCTAGGATCTTTTGCTGCAAGGGAAGGCATCCATCAACGAGCCTATGCTCTACTCAATGAAACACTCGGTCTTCCAGATAGCGAGTATCATGCATTCCTCGAGTATTCAGAAATGGCTGACAAAATTGAGTACATGCGTAAAGCAGATACAAACACTCTCAGAGGGCTTGGATTGTCCCTAGCTAAATCAGTGTTCAACGAGGGCGTAGCACTATTTGCTTCGTTCGTAATGCTTCTGAACTTCCAGCGTTTTGGTAAGATGAAGGGTATGGGCAAGGTTGTTGAGTGGTCTATACGAGATGAAAGTATGCATGTCGAAGGTAACTCAAAACTCTTCAAAGCTTTTTGTAAGGAGCATGCTCGAGTTGTTGATAACGATTTTAAGAAAGAAATCTATGAGATGTCTAGTGACATCGTTGATCTCGAAGATAAGTTTATTGATTTGGCTTATGAGCTCGGTACAATCGAAGGGCTTGAAGTTTCAGAAGTAAAAGAATACATTCGCTATATTACCGATAGGAGATTGCTACAACTTGGAATGAAACCAAACTTTAAAGTCAAAGAGAATCCTCTACCTTGGCTTGAGTGGGTTTTGAATGGAGCTGATCACACTAACTTCTTTGAGAATCGTGTGACAGAATATGAAGTAGCAGGTCTGTCAGGTAACTGGGATGACGCATACGCTGCCTGAGAATCCAGGCCTATTATCCTATGGAAGTAATGTCAGTGCGCCGGCTATCACCCTGCCGGACACTGACTTATTCCGCTCCGAACGAGGGACTAATGCAGCTCGATATTTCGAGGAAAGGTTAGCACAACTCAATAGGGAATATGAAGAACTGAAAAGGGTGGCTGAGTTAACGCAACTCGTATACAATGCTAAGTATAATTTTGTTCCTCGTGTTGGGCATATATATTACTTGTATAGAGATAATAATGAACACATGCTCAGCATAATTGATAATTGGAATCGATTTGAATGTATCGGCACTTTTCGGTTTACCGCTGATAATATTTGGGAACAAGTTGATGATTAATAAACAAAAATTTCAAGACGTAGTAGATCAACTCAAAGCTGAAGGCAATTATCGAGTCTTCAATGATATTGTAAGAGAGCGAGGTGGCTTTCCTAAAGCAACGTGGTATGGTAAATACTCGCCACGGTCTATAGTCAATTGGTGTTCGAACGATTATCTTTGCATGGGACAGAATCACCATGTAATCACGGCCATGCAAACAGCTCTTGACAAAACTGGCGCTGGTAGTGGTGGTACTCGTAACATCGGTGGAACATCACATTATCATGTAACGTTGGAAAAAGAATTAGCACTATTGCATGCTACCGAGTCTGCTTTACTTTTCACCTCAGCCTATGTTGCAAACGAATGGGCTCTCATCGCTTTATCAAAAATCATTCCTAATATTTGCTTTGTAAGTGATACAATGAATCATGCTAGTATTATCATGGGCATTAAACACTCTGGCGCAGATAAAATATTATTTGAACATAACAATATGGATGAGCTCAAATCAGCTTTACAAAAAACACGAGCTGAAGGCAAGATTCCGTGTGTTGTGTTTGAGAGTGTTTACAGTATGGATGGTGATGTAGCACCCATAAAAGAAATATGTGATCTTGCCGGTGAGTACGGCGCTATGACTTACATTGATGAGGTTCATGCAGTAGGACTTTATGGAGACACTGGCGGAGGATACTGCGAAAAGATAGGAGAAAAGAGGGTAGATATTATTAATGGAACCTTGGGAAAAGCGTTTGGTGGCCACGGAGGTTATATTGCTGGTGATAGTATTGTTATTGATGCTATTCGATCAATCGCATCCGGCTTCATCTTCACCACAAGCACGTCACCTGTTGTATGTGCCGGAAACATCGCGTCAATACGATATCTTCGTAGCCACGACGAACTCAGACAAAAACACCAAGAGCGAGCAGCATTACTTACAGCAATGATAAAGGAAGCAGGGCTCGATATACACGAATCCGCTTGCACTCACATATTACCGATAATGGTAGGGGATGCTAAGCGATGTAAAGAAATATCAGATAGGTTACTAAATGTACATGGAATTTATATTCAACCAATTAATTATCCAACAGTCGCTGTGGGTACAGAGCGGCTTAGAATTACACCGACACCACTTCACACCAATGGTATGATGGAAGAGTTGGTCGAGGCTCTTAAGGAAGCTTTCAACTATGTTAAATAGAGATAGCGAGGTAAACAAAGGATACTTAAAATGAAGTGGCTAACTTTATTTACTGCAATTCTTTTAGCGGCATGTGCTGCTTGGTTTAGTATCGTCGGCATCATGACTATTTTTAGTGGTGCCGCCTTATCAGTAATGATTATGGCTGGTGTACTTGAAATAGGTAAACTTGTCAGTGCAGCTTGGCTACACTATGAGTGGGAAAGGATTAATGTACTTACACGTGCATACTTTACCACAGCAATATTAATACTCATGTTCATAACTAGTATGGGCATATTTGGTTATCTTTCAAAAGCTCACATCGAACAGTCTGTGAAAGCTGGAGGCAACAATGAATTACAAATGCAAAACTTGGAGAGACAGATTGCAAGGCAGCAGTCAATCATTACAGACTCAGAAACGGTACTCTCGCAACTGGATTCTCAAGTTCAAACACTTATCGAATACGACAGAATTCGAGGTCCTTCAGGTTCGATTGCAACTCGTCAAGGCCAAGCAGAAGAAAGGAAAGGCCTCAACGAGAGCATCGATGTTGCGTACATACGCATTGAAGAACTCCAAACGGAACTCGCGCCTCTACAACAAGAAAAGCTTGAGCTCGAGGTTGAAATTGGTCCTTTAAAATATATTGCTGAATTTGTATATGGAAAAGAAAATGCAGCTGATTATTTTGATGTGGCAGTACGTTGGATTATCATATTACTAGTTGTAGTTTTTGATCCACTAGCTATCATGCTTTTGATTGTATCGACAGGTGCATTCAAAAGAGATAGACTTAAAATTAACCCATTGGTCAACGAAGATCAAATAATGAGGATGGATATCGATGACGGAAATAGCAGCGACGGGAGCACCGGCAACGGACATGATGTATCAGAAGAGCCAAGAGCCGATGCCGATAAAGAGTCAGGAAGGAATGAGGAAGCAAGTAGTAACAACTCTTCCGAAGGACGGAGTACAGCAGATAGTGGATTATACGTACGACAAGGACGGGCAATTGATGTCTTCGGTGGTCCGGAAATACTCGATCAACATGCTGGTGTAGAAGATAAATACCTACAAGAAACAAAAGGTTTAACCACTGTGATGTCTAGGAGACCAGTATAACATGAGAAGTAACGATCAACAAAAAATCGATTTAGGTAAAGTGCTAGGGGGAGGACCTCCGTTCTATTCACGAGCAGGTTCAATGATGCACTCATTCTATCTTTATGAGATAGGTTCACCTGAAGATTATACCGACTGGCTGGATACCATTCGTAATTGTAGCGAAAACGATGTTGTTAAGATTCACATTAATTCAAATGGTGGTAATCTATTAACGACTTTACAAATCGTTCGAGCTTTACAAGAGACAGCAGCTACTATCGTATGCTCAGTTGAAGGACAGTGTATGTCAGCAGCTACGATTATATTTTTACAAGCTGACCTTGTAGAAGTATCTGACCACTCGATGTTTATGTTCCATAACTATAGTGGTGGTACATTTGGAAAGGGTGGTGAAATGATGGATCAGCTTAAATATGAAGCAGAATGGTCCGAGAATATGTTCCGAGATTTCTACGATGGATTTCTCACCGAGGAAGAACTTCAACTGATGTTTAATAACAAAGACATTTGGTTGAATGGAGACGAGGTAACAGGACGCATACGGTTGAAGGCAGAAGCCTTACAGCTTAAATTACAAGAAGAGGAAGAGGCCGAAAAGCCGAAACCCAAAAGGAGACGCCGAAAAGCATCTGAACCAAAGGAGTAGTATAAATTATGAATAGCGTAACAAAATATTTGTGGCGGGGCGCCGGTCTAGTATCGGTGGGAATGGCTTACATTGGAGTACTGGTACCCGGCATTCCTACAACATCTTTCTTGCTACTTGCGCTATGGTGTTTCAGTAAAGGCTCTCCAGCTTTACAACAGTGGATTTGGGAACATCCAACGTTTGGTCCATACGTTCGAGCATGGACTGAGAAGAGAATCTACCCAACAAAAGCAAAGTATATTATGGCAGCATGTATGGCTTTTTCTTTTGCTTGGCTTATATACCTACAACTTAAGCCGGCAGCAATTATCGGTATAGGTTTATTCATGTTATTTTGGCTTGTATGGGCTTGGAGATATCCAGGTTCTGTTGAGGAGTACGACCGACGCAAAGCGGCTGGTCTGAAAATTGGTTGGCTGAAGTGAACGAAAAAGATTCTAACAAGAACAAAAAGCCGTTCGGACCTCACGAGTTTTCTGAGATGTACGCTCGGCTGAGGCATGCTCAGCGCATGCATGATGAAATAGAAAAGCTCGATATGATAGATAAAGTTATTGAGTTTATGGGTGATGACCTTCCTGAGGCTGAATATATAATATACAGAATTCAGAGAAGATTAAAGAACGATCAGAAATATTAGGAGATTTGATATGAACGATAGTGTAAAGCGCGTTCCTAAAATTTATGAAAGTCCCGATCGTGGGAAAACAGTTTATGAGCGAGACTTTGGTGCGCCCAATAGTACTCGTAAACTGATTAAGGGTGAGGAAAAAGCTAAGTGGAAAACCTAGGGTTATTGTTAGGTATTCTTAGCGTTATGATGTGTCCTATGGTGTTCGGGGGAATAACCGCTGTTGTTTCTCAGCAAGCTCAGGATAAGATTACTGAGAAACAAAAGTTGACGAAATCCATCAATTACAACGACTAGGAGTTACATGCCCAAAACTGTAGAGTTCGAGCAGAGAAGTTTTACTAAAGACTTTATCACTGTTTGTTCTATTGGTTTGAATGTGGGGTTTATTTTAGCTATTATTTTTATATTATAGGAGTACATAATGAAGAGCGAACTTGAAGGTCAGTATGTTGTATTAACGTGCACAACGAGTTTTAGACAACGTTACGTTATACCAACTGAAGCACTTCAATCTTTTAATGAGGAAGTTGAGCTAACCGCTGAACTTGCAAAGCAGTGGGCAGGTGAAGCTGTTCATGCACAAGAGCTGAAAGAGTTCTCTCAAAAATACTTGGGAGAAGAAATTGTTGATGAACAAATCGTTGATCAGGCTCGTATGCTTGAACTATTTGACGATGACAATAAATACTTGTCAGAAGGTCCAGACGGTTGGAGCCACGAGCGTAAATTACGATTCATTAATGATTGGAAAGAAAAGCAACCGGGAGATTAGATAATGAGTGAAGAAGCAGTTGATCCACACTACGGTATGGAGCAATATAGACGATGGGTAGGTGGTAACTGGCCCGAAGTTCAGAAATGGCAATGGGATTTTATTAATGACGAGCTAATGGCTTACGACAAAGATAAAATCTTTTTAGATTTAGGTTGTGGGTCTTTACGACTTGGTGCACGACTAATTAAGACTCACGGTACTGGTAAGTATATTGGTCTTGATACGAATCAAAGGATTATTGATTATGGTCTTAACCACGAGATTAATCCTAAAGTTCTCGAAGCTCAAAAGCCTAGGTTTATTGTCAATGATAATTTTGACCTTTCGTCTTTAGGCGATGAGAAAGTACATATTGTTTGGGCTTATTCTCTATGGCCGCATGTCAATGATGAGAAACTACGAATTGGTTTGCGCAATGTAAGAGAAGCATTGGATGATCATCCAACGTCAGCTATGTTTTCGACGTTTGGCGGGGCACCACCTGCTGCTAATGGTGATACGGAACCAACGCCAGACGATTATGTGTACGATCGTTTTCAAAAAACTTATTGGCGTTGGGAAGAGGACCTCGAAGAAATCTTTGCAGAGTGTGGACTCTCATTTGAACTTCGTCGAGATACGATTAAGGGCGGTAGAATGTACCGTAGCGCGAAAATCTGAGGAAAGACGGTGGCAGCAAAAAACGATATTACTGGCGATGCTATCAAAAGCAAAGCCGCAACGAAAAAATATGAAGATGGGTGGGATCGTATATTCGGTTCAAAGGATAGAGACTTAGCTTACGAGTCTGATAATCCTACTGAACGACCTTACGATCCTGGGCAAACTATTCATCCAGCAGAAACTCGGTATCCTAAAGCAGCTGAGAAGTTTGACTGGAATGATAAAAATCAAAAACATAAGCAACAGGATCATACTGAGCTTAATGGTGATGGTAATCGTGAACGAGGCAGGTATGGTGAAGATCTAACTTAACTCAGGACGAAGCAATGCCAAAGAAAAAACCTCGCTATAAACAAATCCAAGCGGGACAAGATTGGTCGGATTCAGAAACTTGGTATGGACTAATAGCAGCACTAGCATTATTAAGTTTTACTTTTTTTGGATTTTTCAGTGGTGGAGGAATTTGGCAATGATTAAGATTTATGGTACTCGCGGATGTGGGTACTGTACACAAGCTGTAAAAGAATGTAGGAAATATGGAAAGCCGTATCAATACTATGATGCAGGAATTACCATGTATTATAAAGAACTAGTAGCAACCGGTTGCGATACTCGAACTATGCCTCATATTTTCTCTGACGGTAATTACATAGGTAATCTTAACAATCTTAAAAAACACTTAAGGATTCCAAGTGGCGTACTCTGATAAAGTGATAGATCATTATGAAAATCCTCGCAATGTCGGTAGGATGGACGAGAAAGATGATGATGTAGGAACAGGCATGGTCGGTGCTCCGGCATGTGGCGATGTTATGAAGTTACAAATACAAGTAAAAGATGGAGTGATATTAGATGCAAAGTTCAAAACTTACGGATGCGGAAGTGCTATCGCGTCTTCCAGCTTGCTTACCGAATGGGTTAAAGGAAGAAGTCTTGATGAAGCTGAAGCGATTAAGAACACAGACCTTGCTTCAGAGCTTGCCCTCCCACCAGTTAAAATCCACTGTAGTGTACTTGCAGAAGACGCAATCAAAGCTGCAGTAAATGACTATAGACAAAAACATGAGGAAGTATAATGCCTATTAAATATAAAGAAGACACTGTTGTTAAAGACCGACAATCTGGTAAGACTGAAACACGACGATCTTACATTAAAAATATTTCGACTGACGAGCTGAAGAATGCTCTTGAAGGTCGCAACACTTTGCCAAAGCTCAAGCAAAAAATTCGCAATGAGCTTACGAGGCGAAAAGTAGATTACTGATGGAACAAGTAGTCCAAGCACATCAATGTCCTGATGATATGGTGTGTCTTACCAGCGAACAGTGGTTTGACTTTGTAAACGAACATGAAGTTGAATTGACTGATGAGTTAGGTTCTATGGAAATGGCAGATATCGGTGATGCGCAAGCAGTAGCTGATTTTACGTGGCAAGTATTATTTTTAAGTCCTTGGGAACTCGCTTACATTGCACTACCAATGAGCGTGTTAGCATTTTATGGTTTATCCATATACGCAACATTCAAATGGTTACAAAAAAAATTTAGTTAAAGGAGAATAATAAAATGCAGCACAATAAGTACGATGTAAAAGTACTCAAGGTAGTCGATGGAGATACGGTAGACGTAGACATTGATTTAGGCTTCGGCATCACGCTCACAGACGAGCGCGTACGGATCATGGGTATCGATACACCCGAGTCACGTACTAGTGATAGGGTCGAAGATTTATTCGGTGAAGCTGCAAAGGCTCGCTTGAAAGTATTACTGAAAGGTGGTGCTAAACTAATGACGACCGAAGACAAGCATGGCGAAGACATGAAAGGTAAGTTCGGTCGAGTACTTGGTGACTTCGAAGTCTACGATGGAAAGAATGACCGTTGGTGCCGAGTGACTGAGATCATGGCTGAAGAAGGTCATTGTGTACCTTATTTCGGTGGAAGTAAGGAAGAGACTCAAGCAGCTCACTTGGTCAATCGTGAACGACTCCTATCAGAAGGTATCGTTGACAAAGCTAAGTACGACAAAGCAGTCATTCTGATGGAAAAAAAGAGCGCAAAAGAAGCAAAGTAATATGATTACTATGTCACAAAAAGCTCAAGAACATGCTATTAAGAGTCTTAAAGCTCGTAATAAAGGGGCAGGTATCCGTCTTGGTGTAACAACCACCGGATGCTCTGGCCTAGCATATATTATAGAATTTGTTGACATTCCACAAGAAGATGATATAATATCTAAATGCGGTGATGTAGATGTATTCGTAGATCCTAAAAGTAATGTGTACATAGACGGAACTGCAGTAGACTTTATTCGTACCGGATTAAACGAAGGATTTGTGTTTAGAAACCCAAATGTAGCAGCAGAATGTGGCTGTGGTGAAAGTTTTACTGTTTAATTGAAATAAACAGTTGACAATCATGTCAGATCCTGGTATAATAGAAAATATTGAATCGTGGAGATCTGTATAATGACTATGCATCTAATCCGAGGGGCCAACTCTCTCAATACTCGTAAACCCAAGCGTAAGCTAACTAAAGGTCGTATTAATGAGCTTCAGCTAGCTTGGCGCACTCACAACAAGCAAATGAAACAATCCGGCAATCATGATTTGCGCTATGATACGTTCGAAGAATATCTCGATTATTGCCACGGTAAAGTAACAGTAAAAAAGGAATTCAAAGCTTATGAACCGAACACATCGTATCGCCGCGAGACACCGCACTATCCATCGTCAAGCCTCCCAGCGCCGAACAAGCTTGCGCCTGGCCAGTCGGCAGGAAGATCAGAACGACAGCAGTACACAGGAGACCTCGTCATCGGAATCGCTACAATGCACAAGTCCAACGCAGTCCCAGTCATGCGAGGAACCGAGCAAGCTAAAGAGATCTCCAGAATGGGAAGATGACCCTTATTCACTTTAGTTATATCCTTATTCCTAAATGATCTAAAAAAAGTGAAAAAAAGGTGTACAAGCGGCAAAAATCCTGTTAGAATGGTACTCATAAATTAATTGATAAGGTTTTTATATGTTCTTTCTAGTTTGTAATGGTTTTCGTAAAGCAGGTCCTTTCGCTGATAAGCGTATGGCTGAAACTGTTCGTTTGACTTATCCTAATCCAAAAGCTTTGGTTATCAAGCAGGATGGCAATTGGAAAGTCAACTGTGACTTCGCTGATGTAGGTGACAAGGTTGAGTGGACTGGTGGCGCAGGTACGATTCAAGGTCATGTCGCTTATATCAATCGAGACTTACCTACTGGCGATCCTCGTAAGAATGCTGACTATTACATGATTCGTACTGAAAAGGGACGTGGTCACTACATCAACAGTAACATGATGAAGATGCTACGTCCTAAAAACCTTTCAGCCCCAGTTCAACAGGAGTTATTTGCATGAGAGATCTAATATTTCGAACTGTAGGTCTCATCATGATTCCTGTCTTTATGTGTATACTTGCTGTAGCAGCCTCAACATGGATAACAATGATATGATTACTAAACTTCATCTTAACGCAGCTGTTCCTTCGTATTATTTAGAAGGTGAACTTGGTGAACTCGTTCTAGATATCGTTGAACGAGCTTCGAAAGAAGAAATTGATCAAGATCAGTTCATCGATCATATGCAGGGCTTCGGCTTTACTGCTCAAGAAATTATGGACATCTATTGTGATGACGTACTTCCTTGGATTTTAGGTAAGCTGGCATGAACGGATTTCGTAAGCTTCAAGAACGTCTTCGTGAAGAAGGCTGGTATGTAGGATGGAATCATTACTGCTGCCAAACATGTGCTTGGGAGGACGTTCCTTTTGAATTTGATGATGGGACAGAAATTGACTTTTCAAAAGTTCTCTTTAATCATAGCCAAGACTGCGAAGTATATGATGATGACGAAGCAGAATGTGAGTTCTGTGATGGTGAGGGATACGACGAGGATGACGAAGATTGTGCTGAGTGTAACGGCACAGGCATGAGCTACTCGAATCTAAACACCGATGATTACGATACGAGTCAGCCTGGGTTTGTTTGCAACACGCCTGAACAACAAGACGATAGTACTTTTTGCTTCGATGGTAGTGACGAAGGTGTTAAGAATCTCAAAGCAATCCTTCCTATTATCGAAGAGTGTGGATGCGAATGGTTTTGGGGTGAGTCCGGCGAAGAACGTATCGAATTGACGTGGAA